CCATTGGGGGGTGATGTATTATCATCCGGAAATCATGAACAAAAAACCACCAGAACTTCACATCGTTGACGGAACGACACCACGCAAGGGATTCCCCACCGCGTTGCCCGACAACATTAAAAAAAGAATTCCTCGCGCCGAGTGGGTGGACAATCCTGCGGCTTGGGATAAAAATAAATTCATCGAAGAAACCGCCGAGTTTTTATATAGCGTTTACGGCATTGGTAATGACCAAGACAAACACACGCTTGCAATGCTTGCCGACCATATCGAAACCTATGTGCAATGCACAGCCGCAATTAAAAAAGGCGGTGTTATTACCAAGTTCAATAACGGGCAAACTGTAGGACCAAACCCTTACCTATCTGTGCGCAATAAAACTATGACGCTCATAATCCAAATTATGAATGAACTAGGGTTAACCCCACGCAGTAGGTTATCTGCCGGCAAAGCCGAGGAGGATAGCCCTGTCGCACAATTCCTGCGAGGACCATTTGCACAATGAATTGGCAAGACGGGGTAGCGTATGCACACGCAGTGGCAAAAGGCGAAATTAATGTCTGTAACGATGTTCGTCTGTCGTGTCAAAGATTTATAAATCAACTGGAAAACAAAGAATGGGAATGGGTATTTGACCATCGAGTGCCCGACCATGTTTTAAAGTTCGCGGGAACACTACAGCATACTAAAGGACCACAAGCCGGTGAGCCGGTACTATTAGAGCCGTTTCAAATTCTGCTTATTTGCGCGACCTATGGGTTTAGGTCAAAAAAGGATTTAAACAAACGCATGGTCACGGATGTGATTTTGTTTATTCCACGCAAGGCGGGTAAATCTACCCTTACCGCGGTACTGTGTTTATACGAATTGTTATGCGGGGAAAGTGGACCTGAGGTTTATACACTGGCAACAAACAGGGAGCAAGCCACGATTGTGTTTGATGCTTCCAAAGGTTTTGTGGAAAATATGCCCCGCGACCTAGCGACCTTGTTTAACCCAAGTAAATACAACATTAGTAAAAAAGGCGATACGCAGTCAATTTTTAAAGCGTTAAGCCGCGACACTAAAAAGTCTGGTGACGGTAAAAACCCGTCATGCGTAGTCGTTGATGAATCGGCTCAGATTACAGACCGTAACGCAATTGAAGTATTACATTCAGGCATGGTTGCTAGGCAGAACCCGTTGAGGGTGTATATTACAACTGCCTCGTTCACAAAGGACACCAAGTTTTATGAGGACTTGTCCATGTATCAATCGATGCTTCGTGGCGAGGCGACTGATAACCCTAGATGGTTTGGTTTAACGTATGGCCTAGACCTTGGTGATGATTGGCGAGACCCAGTTAATTGGGCAAAAGCCAATCCGATGCACGGAATATCTGTTTATGAGGATGCCATTGCACAACGGGCAGAGGAAGCAAAGCATAAGCCAGCCGCGCTGAATGAGTTTTTGTGTAAAACACTAAACGTATGGGTTTCTGCTAATGCGGCATGGCTTGACAGAGCGCATTGGGATGACTCTGCTTGTGCAATAGTGCCAAGAACAAAAGAACCTGAGGCGGTATTTATTGGCTTTGACTTGGCGGCAACGCGAGATTTAAATGCAGTTTGCACATTAAAGCGTTACGGAGAATTGGACTACGAGGCAGAATGGCAGTTTTTCTTGCCTGAGGAAAGCCTAGCGTTTATACCTAAACACTACCTTGATATTTTTCAAGTGGCGATTGCAAGCGGGATTTTAAAATTAACCGAAGGTAACGTAATGGATGATCGCGAAATTAGCGAGTACATCATTAATCAGCAGTGCCAAAAGTACAATGTTAAAGAGGTAGGTTATGACGCATACAATGCCGCAAGTTTAGTTGCTCGTTTGCACGATGCAGGGGTTCCAGTTAAAAAAGTAGGCCAAGGCATGGCGGTTTTAAACAATCCAAGCAAATACATTGAAAAATTGATACTGAACAAGCAAATTAAGCATAGCGGCAACCCTTTTGTGGGCTGGCAACTAGGCAACTGCGAATGCTATACGGATGTCAACGGCAACATTAAGGTGCGCAAGAACGAAGCCGACAAAGCGGCAAAGGTTGACGGAATCATATCTATGATTATTGCGGCACATTGCTCATTGGATAACCCATTTGTGAGTGATAGTTTTGGTTTTCGGTCGTTTTAATGTAGTATTGCGGAAACTTTGGAGAAAATCATGGGCATTTTGGATGTTTTTAGTAGAAAAAAGAGCGTTCAAAACGAATCAAATACGGTTCTTGGACAGTTACAACTGGGTAACCAAGTTGTTATGGGGCAGAATCGACAACAGCCCTCGCAACAATTACTCTATGTAACAACGTCTAGCACTACGACAGCGGGTCGAGTATTGGACATGTCTGCGTTAACTCGCAACTCCACAGTGATGGGATGCGTTGGTGTAAAGGCTCGCGCTATATCTCAATGCGGCATTTCCATCATGGCAAAGAATAAAGATGGTGCTTTAGTTGATGCTTTGCTAGACCCTAACATTGGCTCACGCGATAAAGGCAAAGCGCAACAAGTTTTAAACCTATTACAAAATCCAAACAATTTTCAAAGCGCATACGAGTTTTGGTATCAATGGATGATGTGGCAAGACCTTGCCGGTGAGACATTCACTTTGTGGTGGCGCAAAGACCAAAAAGACCCTGTGCAAACGCCCATTGAGATGTACAACATGGATGCGACACTGGTAACAGTTAAGTTAAATCCGGGCAATTACCCATCGTACGTACTTAGTTCGCCATCGTATGGGTTTAGCAAAGATACGCCTTTGGACGCGCATCAAATCATGCACATTAAAGAGGCGGCATGGCAAGGCTCATCAGGCTTTAATAAAGGCATTTTGGCTACGGAATTGATTGCTCTTGACCAAGACATCGATATTTACGCCAACTTTATTATGCAAAACGGAGCAAAACCCTCCGGTATTTTTAAAACTGACCAAGTAATTCCTGATGCAAAATACAAGGAAATTGCCTCGCGTATTAAGGAAACTTGGAACCAAATGACGGGCAGTCGCGGCACAGACCCGTCAAAATCTGGTCAGGGTATGTTACTTGACCAAGGCATGACGTATGAAAGCATTGAGATGCTTAATTTGCAAGATGCTGATGCGGCAAAGTTAAAAGAACAAACAATGAAGCGCATTTGTGGCGTATTTGGTGTACCGCCCGCAATGATTGGCATTGCCGACCAAAAATATAATAATACGCAAACAATGTTGGATGAATTTTACAAAACCGTGATGTATCCAACGGTAATTAGCATTGAGCAAAAGTTAAAACAGCATTTGTTTAAGGGTTACCCAAACCTTTGTGTACGCTTTGATACCAAAGATTTTTTAAAAGGCGCACCGCTTGACCAAATGAATTTCGTGACAGCCGCAGTAAAAGCAGGCATCATGACGCCTAATGAAGCACGTATGTATTTAAATATGCCTATTATTGAGGGCGGTGATGCACTACAATCGGGTGGCTCATCAGATAAGCCTATTGCGGGTACATCTCCACAGGACACGGGCGGTGGCGGTGGTAATCAGACGCGAAAAATGAATATAGGTACAACATGATTGCAAAAAAACTTGCAATTTTGGCTTCACAAATTCGAACGAGTAATGTTACACTCGGCACAATAGAGAAGCCCCACAAGATAAGAGACGACAATCAATCTATCCACAATGGGGTGATAAATGAAGAATTACACGCTAATTTGCGAAGCGCAAGTCCAACTAGCGACAAGCGCAAACGAGGCAGAAAATCCATCGGGAATGATGGAAGCCCGAGTAACAACTTGGGGCGCACGCGAGGGTGCTGACGGTCGCAAGTTTAATTATCAGCCCGAAGGTTTTATGGATTGGGCTGAGGCGTTTAATTCCGGTGATAAACCATTGCCAATGTTTCTTAATCACAACGACCTTGGCATGCCAATGGGCGAGTGGAATTCATTTGAATTTGACGACCAAGGCATGACCGCTAAAGGTCGCTTGTACACTAATACTGTTGGCGGTAACGACCTATATCAAATCCTTAAAGAATCACCAAATATGTTTGGTGGTGTTTCTGTTGGCGCATACGCTGACGAAGCCTGTTGGGTAGATGCAGAAGGAAATCCTTTTGAAAATGGTCCCGATGGAACTATGTATTCAAACCCTGATTTTGATTATGAAACAGCGTTTTTTCAAATCACTAAGGGCGGACTGCGCGAAGTATCCGTCGTTATGTACCCTAACAATCCCAATGCGGAAATTAACAAATTAGAGATGTTTAGCACCGAAGGCGTGTTAAATATCCGAACAGTCGAAAAGACCTTGCGTGAGGCGGGTCTGACTCGTAAGGATGCGACCACCGCATCTTTGGTATTCAAGAAAGCAATTGAACAGCGTGAGGCAGTTCAAAAGCCAATTGAATCTCTACCAACTCAGGGTGAGCCTGATGCGGTGGTAAACGAAGCCGACGCATTACTTGCCGCTTTTGAAGCGCGTGAGTTGGTGAAGGCACTTGAAAAACGTATCTAAAGGAAATTATTATGTCTATGGATAAAGTATTGGAAAAAGTTGACGCGATTGCCGTGTCTAACGAATCCAAAATCGAAGCGGTGAAAGCCGAAGTTGCAACCACTGTGGAATCCGCAAAAGCCGAGTTGACTGAAAAGTTTGCCGCTTTGGAAGCCAAAGTTTCTGCTATTCAAATCCCTGAGTACATTCGTACACCACACAAAACTGTTCGCGGTGACGTTAATCGTCGCGTGCGTGAGCAATTGGCTTCTTTTACAAAAGGTAACAGCCGTGTTCAAACAGAATTAAAAATGTGGGAATCCGATGACCAATATCAAGCGTACATGACTGAGGCATCAACCCTCACAGGTTCCGGTGCTGGCATTGGTGGTCGTACAGCGTATGACCCTGTGTTTCACAAACTGCGTTTGATTAACCCAATGCGCGGCGTGTCACGTAATGTTTCTACTGATGGTTCATCCTACCAGTTCAGAGCAAAAACGGGCAACGCGGGTGCGGCTTGGGGATATACAATCCAAAACAACGGTGCGGTTACAACTGAAGCCACATCTATTTGGCAATTGAATATGCAAGACATCAACGTTCAGTTCCCTATCCGTACTGCGGCTTTGGATGACATTGATGGTTTAGAAGCCAACGTTGTTGACGACATGCTCCAAGAATTTTCGGAGCAAGAAGGCTTGTCAATGATAAAAAACAACGACCAAGCCGGTTCAACCACCACAGCATACGGTGCGACGAATGGTTTGCGAGGTTTAAATCAGTACGGCGGTGATAATGCTTCATACGCGGGCGGCACTATCAGTACAGCATCGTATGGTACAAGCGGCACTGCTTCAACCAATGGTTTGCACAACATTGCAACATACGACCAAGTAACCACAAACGGTGGCACTGCTTCCAATAATGTGACATACGGTGATTTGATTACATTCATTCACTCATTGCCACAGCAATATTGGTCAACTGGTAATTGTTTTGTTATTAACCCATTGATGCTTGCTGGCATCCGTGGTTTGGTTGATGACAACGGCACACCAGTGTTTGAACGTATGTCTCCGCTAATCTATGATGGCATCGTTGGCAAATTGCTAGGCTTTGATGTGGTGGTTAACTCCTACTTAAATAGCCCTGTGTCTGTTGGCGGTGGTGGTTCTACATCGTTGTACCCAATGTACTTCGGTGATTGGAATCGCGGTCATACAATCGTAGACAGGTTGAACATGGTTCTACGTCGCTACGAACAAACGGCTCCCGGATTTATCACATTTTTCGGAGAAAAAAGATTAGCCACCAGCGTGGTCGATCCTTTTAGTATTATTCGTTATCGTTCAACTGCTACTGGTTACGACGTATCGTAAGACTGAAGGGGAGGGGTAAAACTCTCCCCTCTTTTAATCTTTAAGGAATTATCAAAATGAGTGCAAACCAAAGAATTTTAGACGGCATCAAAAAAGCAATTAACGAGGGCGGTAAAGTCACCATTGATTTGCGTGAAGCCTCGACAATTACTGGTTCGGGTCTGGACATTGGTGGTCGCACTTATTTTGATGATGCTTTCACGGCATTGCGTCTTGCAAACCCTTTCCGCATGGGTTCACGCAACATTAAAACCGAAGATAGTTCGGCTGTGCAATTTGTTGCCAAAACGGGTAACGCAACAAGTGCAAATCCATGGGACCCTAATGCAACGCCTGACACGGGTTCACCAAACACCGCTACGTCGTTTTGGGTAATGCCCACACGCATTATTGCCGCAACATTGCCCGTTCGTATTGCCGCTATGGATGATATTAACGGCTTGCAAGATGCTTTGTTGACAGACCTTGCGTTGGAATTTTCGCAACAAGAAGGCGCGTCAATCGCTACGAACAATGACCAAGCGGGTTCAACAACAACGACAACAGGCGCGACTTATGGTTTGCGTGGTCTGAGTTCATACACAAGCGGTGGAACAGCCGCGTTTGGTTCAAGCGGTACTGCAATCACAAATGGCATTCACACGTTAGCAACTGTATCGCTTGGCGGCGTTGCTGTGACGTACAACAAAATTGTTGACATTGCAAATGCATTGCCAGCGCAATATTGGTCATTGCCAACTACGGCGTGGCACATGACACCAACAATGATTCAAACATTGCGTCAATTAAAAGATACTCAGGGTTTACCATTGTTTTTGGAATTAGGTGAAGCGGGTGAAGGCGGCGCAGTCGGTTCTATCTTTGGATGGCCTGTTATTCCTAATTCTTTTCTTAATGCAACATTTCCAATTTATTTGGCAAATTGGGATAGATTCCTAACTATTGCTGATGTTGAGGAAATGGACATTCAAATATACGAACAGACCGCGCCCGGATTTTTAACAATGTATGCGGAGAAACGAGTTGCTACAACTGTACGTGACCCGTTTGCCGGTGTACGTGCAAGCGCGGCTTAAGGGGCATATAAATGGCAGTTGAGAACCAAACACTCGCGCCGTTTTATTCCGACCAACGGAATCCGTATAACTATTCTAAATTTGAGCAAGTTGACCGCGATGTTGCTACGCCTTGGCTGACGCTAGAGGAAATTACGCAACAATTAAATTTGTTTGATGACGAAAGTCAGGATACATATTTAAAGTCGCTTGAACTTGCAACGCGCATGGCGATTGAGGATTTTATTGGCGCGGCAATCTATCCCACAACATACAAGGTGTATTACCCTAACTTTGGGTTGTATAACACTGCGGTGTTTTTAGATTTGCCAGAGGTGGCGGTTACGGCTTATAACTCGGTCGGTGTATCGATTGATGCTGTTGAGTTTTATTCAACGTCAAACACTGTGCCAGTATTGATTGCGGCAACAAATTATTCCTACGACCCAACGGGTAACAGAATAATATTGAATACAATTCCTAATACATTAAACCAAACTGTAGCCAATCCAATCGTTGTAACGTACACGCAAAATTCTGCGTTTATTTCGACTTACCCAGTTATTAAACAAGCGGCATTAATGTTGTTAACGCACTTGTACAACAATCGTTCAAATACGACAGATTCAATGTTGCGTGAAGTACCTTTTGGTGTGGCAACGTTGCTTCGCCCGTACAAACCTTTGGTGATGTGACATGGGTATTGCCCGCTTTGAAAACATCCGAGTAAACCAATTAACCTTTGGCGCGAGTTCCTTTGGTGAGCAATCTACGACTATTACAAAATGGTTTGATACAAGGGCGCGTGTTTCGTCAGTGGCTAATAGCGTACGTATTTCAGAAAAGTATCGCGTTTATGCCGACATTGTAGAGTTCACATTGAATTACACGCCAAACACAAAAACGATTGTCGATAGCCAAAACCTGTATTCGATTGCTTATAGAAGCGCAAACTGGCGCATTGATAGTGTGCGTGAATCAAATGACCGCATGACCGTTAAATTGCTTTGCGTGCGTAACGACCCTGTGGTGGCAGTATGACAGCGCAAACAAATGTTGTTAATTACGGCAAAGCGATTCAATATCAATTGAACAGCATTGTTACGCCTATACCCGTATATGCCGCGTTTAACCGCAATTTTGCGACACAGCCTAAGTTTATTACATGGATGCTCAGAAACGTGCACCAAGACGTTTATACAGGCTCGTATCAGTCAGTTAAGGGCATCGACCGCCCCGTGTTTCAGATAAGTATCTTTACGCAAGTGATTGAAGATGGTTTTACAATTTCAAATCAGGTACTACAATCGCTACACGGCTATAGTGGTATGTTAGGAAATCCGGCTGACGGGGGTTTTTATATTTCCAAAGCGGATTGCCAGTGGCTGTATAACAGTTACGACAATGAGAATAAATTGGCTGAAATCTTTATTGATTGCACCATAGATATTCCAACATAAGACACGATTTTTTCAACTCTTTAAAGGAAACTCAAAATGGCTTTACCAACAAAAATTTTGCCCGGCTTTAGTGCAACGCTATACGCACAGCCAACCTCAACACCAACGCCTCTAACAACTGCGGCATTGTCCACTTACGCTACCGTTTCTGCCTTGGCAGTTTCTGGTAACTTAGTGCCCGTTGAGGCTATTCCTGCATTTGGCCAAGATGATGCTGTTGCGTCATTCGGCATTGCGGGTTCACGCCAATCGGACAAAATTCCTGTGCAATCCGCGCCGACAAGTATGAGCATTACAGCCGCTTGGAATCCTAGCGACACAGTTTTGTTATTGCTTCGTGGTGATGCTTATAACGGCACGATTGACCGCACGTTTATTATCTCTGCTACCGATGGTACAGGTATCGTAAATTACGCGTTTAATGGTCGCGTTAGCCAATGGACTATTGACTCCGCGCCCGGAGCCGAGGCTAAGGTTAATTTTACGATTCATCCTCGTGGTAATCAATACGGCTGGTCTGCCAGTGCTTAATTATGACCACTGATGACGCAGTAACATTGCTGACCAGTACCTACTTGCCCTTAGACCTTGTGGTCAGGGGCATGGAGTTAGACCCTAAAGAAGTGGCTGATGCTTTGGCAAACGCTACGGCGGGGTCGGAACAACAAACTGCATTACAGTTTTTGGCATCATACTTCCCGTATGCACCAACCAAAAAAATAAAAGAATAAAACATGACTACGACAATAAAAGACAGTAACGATTTATTAGGTTTCCTAGTAAGCCAAGCCGAATCTCGCAAAGATTGGTTTGGCTTTTCTCAGCAACGCATGACAGCGGTAACGCTTGCGCATCAAATTGCACAGCATCATGCTGACAAGATGACACCCGATGAAGTCGTAGATTACGCACTGCAAGTCAATCACCTTATATTTCATAAAATTATTAAGGCGGGATAAACCATGCGAGCATCTTTCAACATCGTTGGATTGAAGGATGTGCTTGCCGCGTTTGATGATTTGGCAGACCAAATTGGCGATAAAAAAGCCACTAGTAAAATTCTTGTCCCATCGGTACGCGAAGCAATGCAACCTGTACTAAATGAGGCTCGCGCACGTGTGCCCGTAAATACAGGTGGTCTTAAGTTATCCCTGCAAATTGAGGCGCGACGCCCTACAAGACGTGATAAGCGGTCTAAATATATAACCGAAACTGATACTGTCATTGCGTCAGTTACCACGGCATCGGGTAAAAAACTAGCCAAAATGAGTGAGGGTAAGGGTTTGCTAAAAGCCAAAAAGCGTCTTGCCGCAATGGAAGGTGATGCACACGTAGGCGCGTATCGTGCAAATAAATTTCAAGGCATTAAAAGCGATGCTCGGGCAATAGCGCAAGAGTTTGGTTCTGCACACAATGCCGCACATCCTTTTTTACGAACTGCAATGGAAGGCCAAGCCCCACAAACCGCCAAAAGGCTTGGTGAAATTATCGGTAGGCGGATAACACAATACAAGGCAAAACAGAAATGACAAAATTTTCCAGTGCGTTTGGCGACAAATATCAAGCCAACAGAAAGAACCTTTTAATTCGTACGTTTGAATTAGGTGGTCATACATTTAAAGTTCGTATTCCATTGGTTGCAGAATCAGAGGCAATATACAAAAAAGTATCCGACCCTGATGACAAAACCATAGAGAGAATTTACGTACAAATTACCGCGCCTTTAAGACAGTTTGAGGCAACTCAGGCTGAGAATTTTCAATTCACCGATAACGACATCTTGGTTGAGGGTCGCTCAATGCGAGAGGCGGCTAAAAACAAGGCTATTACAGAGGCTCGTATTACCGAGTTTTTTAAACTGCTTGTTCCTGAACTAGAGGGCGCAAGCCTTGACGATTTAACCTATGACGATATTGAGCAAGAGTTTCCTATATCTGTGCAGATGCAAATAGTGGAAAAAATTGGTGAAGTGATTAGCCCAAGTTATAGGGAAGCGCGGGGAAACTAATACGCTCGTTAAAAAGCCAGTGTCAAGCGGCAATGATTTTTAACGGGCATACCTTAGAGACAATACAAGACATTGATGACGTAACCATGGCGCACATACAGACGATGTATGCCGATGGCTTGGTTGGAAATTATGGCGTGCTGACGCAAATAGCGACCCTGACAAACGGGGTGTTTAACTATATGCGACCTGCAAATTCACCGCCTTATAAACTAGCCAACGTGCTTGGGAGTGCGTATGATTACATTTATCCACCGTTGCCTGAAAGCAGTAAACAAGCGGCTGTTAACGATAGCCTTTTAATGTTTATGACGCAGGCGCAGGGGTTTGATAAAAAATTGTTTGAGGTAAAACATGGCTAATATGATTGCCCGCCTTGGCGTTGTTCTAGGCTTAGATTCTGCGGAGTTTAGCCGTGGGTTAGATTCGGCTGGCAAAAAACTTGAACAGTTTAGCCAAGCCGCAGAAAAGTATGGAAAAATTGCCGCAGTTGGTATGGTTGCGGCAGGAATTGCGGCAGTTAGATACGCTGATGAACTGTTTGATGTTGCCGAAGCCAATGAAGTGGCTATTGGTACAGTTTTAAAGTTATCAAATGCTTTGCAAGATTCAGGCGGCAAAGCCGACAACGCGGGCAAGATGCTATCAGCGTTTGCAAAGTTTATTGATGAAGCCGCAGGGGGTTCAGAGAAGGCGCAAAAAACTGCTAAAGAATTAGGCATTAGTTTACAGGACTTGGGGAAACTTTCCCAAGAAGAATTGCTAAACAAATTGGTTGCCAACTTAGCCAAAGTTGAAGACCCAATCACGCGAAACGCCAAGGCAATGGAAATATTTTCCAAAGCCGCCAAGGGTGTTGATATGGTTGGTTTTGCCGACAAGATAGCGCAAGCCAATCCATTGATTGAAGAACAAGAAAAAGCAATCAAAGCCGCGGCAGATGTAATGGAATTTTTTGAGAAAACTTCCCGCGATGTCATGTTGGTATTGGCTACAGAATTAGGACCAATCCTAAAGTCAACAGTTGATTACATGAAAACAATGAGTGACTATGGCGTGTCACTTAGCGGTATTTTTAAAACTGTATTTCAAACGGTTGCGGTTTTAGGTTCTGAAGTTGGTTATTTCTTTAAAGCAATTTTTGATGAAATTGGACACACATACAACAACGCGGTTATCTTAGTAACCAAAGGCGTTGATGCCGCAATTGAAGCAAACAAAAAATACAACAATTCTGTTTTAGCGCAAAGAATCCAATTAGATTTATACCAAGCGCAAGTAATGGGAGTTCCCCAATACGGAAATGCAATTGATGCGTTAGCGTTAAGTGGTGGGTCAAAATCTAAAGCGTCAAGTGGCGGCGGTAGAAAAGTAACTGATGCCGATGAAAAAGAAAGACAGAAAAAAGCGGAAGAAGCAAAAAAAGAAGCAAAGCGTTTAGAAGAAGCCGCAGAAAAAGCAAGATTGCGGGCATTGGAAAAATACTTTAATGAACTGCAACGCTTAGACAAGATTTTGTTAGACATTGCTAACAAAGAAAATAGTGCATTTACAGATTCACTTAGACGAATTGAAAATGAAGAAGCGGCATTAAAAAGTAAAAACGGTTTGTTTCAACTTGAACAGCAAATTAAAGATATGCGTTCTGAAGAAATACAGTTGAATAGAGAACTGTATATGCTTGACCAACAAAGACTGCAAAACATTAGAGAAATAAACCGCAACAATGATTTAGAAGCCGAAGCCAAACATTATTTGATTCAACTACAAAACGAACTAACAGAATCAAGTAATAAATATGTTGAAGCGCAATACAACGCGGCATTAGCGCAACGCAAAGGCACATTTGAGGAAGGCTTTACCAAGTCGATGAAGGCATTTTTGCGTGACCTACCTACGGAATTGGAAATTGGCGCAAAAACTTTTGAATCAGTCATGGGCAATATGGAATCTGCCATTGACAGATTTGTTAAAACAGGCAAGATTGGTTTTAAAGATTTAGCCAAAAGCATTATCCAAGACATGATAGCGATACAAATGAAAGCCGCGGCTTCTAATTTTCTAAGTTCGATGTTTGGGTCTATGTTTGGTACTCGTGCAAATCCGTATCAACCAGCGGCAATGGCGGGCGTTCCCGGATATGCTGATGGCGGCTCCCCTTCGGTGGGACAAGCAAGCATTGTTGGTGAACGTGGACCCGAATTGTTTGTGCCAAGAACGGCTGGAAGCATAATCCCCAATCACGCATTGGCGGGCATGGGTGGCACTACGATGGTGACAAACAATTACATTAACGCCATAGATACCAAATCGTTTGAGGAACGCTTGTACGGCAGTTCTAACGCGATATGGGCGGCAAATCAGTACGCTAACAAATCGTTGGCGGTGAACAGGGGTCGGGCATGAGTTTCCAAACCATTTTTGATATACAGCAATCCATGACGGTTAACAATCGTCGCATGGTCGGACAACAAGTCGCACGTAGCGGTTACATCACCGTGGCGCAATATTTAACTGCTGTGCCATGGGTGTTTACGATTCAACCCCATGCATACCTTTATTACCCGCAAGTGCGCGATGTAATACAAAGCATTGATAACAAAGACAGACAATTGCCAGAACAAATCAGTTTTGCAAGTACAAATTTGCAATGGTTTGTAAAGATGCGCGGAACTGCTACGGCGGCAACATTAAACGGCGCACCCGCGGCTAATACGCAAACGCTTGCGTTAACGTCTAACGGCACGTTTAAAGCGGGCGATTTTATTATGGTGGGCGGTTATGTTTACAAAATAACTGCTGACAGCGCGGGTTCATCCGTAGGGATTCATCGACCATTGATTGGCACGCCATCATCGGGTACAACTGTGTTTTTGGGAACTGCTTGTACGTTTAACGTCGTGGCAGAAGAATGCCCAACGTACACGTTAAATCCAATGACGGACGGCGCGTTTGTGCAATGGGATTCGCCATTTGTTTTTAGAGAATACATCGTATGACAACAATCAACGCGGTAACGGGCACACAAATAAACCATGCGGAATTTGTAAAACTTACTGTTGGTATTGCGGGAACGGTTTACACATTTTGCAACGCCGCCGCACCCATCACGGTTGGTGGTAACACGTTTACAAATCTTGGTGCATTGTTAAACGTAGGCGACGTTCAACGCGATATTAAGGCAACGTCTGACGACATGACAATAGCGTTGACTGGCATTGATTCTGCAAACGTAGCATTGATTTTAAGTAGCGACATTAAAGGTTCATTGGTTGAAGTATGGCGCGGGTTCTTTGATTCAAACAACCAAATTATTACTACGCCTACGACGCAATTTTTTAAACGCTATCAAGGCATTATTAACAGCGTTTCAATCACAGAAGATTTCAACACCGAAGCGCGAACACGCATTGCAACTTGTTCCATTTCATGTTCATCAATGCGCCGTATATTGGAAAACCGATTGTCGGGCGTTAAGACCAATCAAAACAATTGGCAATTTATTTACGCGGGTGACACGTCAATGAATCGTGTAAGCGAAATATCCAATACGTTTTTTGATTTTGGTTCACCACCAAAAACACAAACACAAGCAAGCGAAACAACAATTACTGTAGATGAGAATGAATTTAGAGCATAAACATGATAAGACCGGCATCAAAATACGACATTCCAAGATTGCTTGAAATTGTGGAGGCTTATGCTTATGAAAACCCTATTAAAAAACTTGGTGATTCTTGTAACCACTTTCCTCGGTATGTTGAGCAACTTTTGTTCGAAATTATTAGTGGTCGTGGTTTCATTTTCATTGATTCCAATTTACGCGGTGCAATTGTTGCTTACAAAAGTTCGAACATTTGGTCGCCGAAAGTAAAAGAATTAAACGAATTGCTTTGGTGGGTAGAACCCGAACATCGCAATGGAACAGTTGGCGGCAGATTATGGAAAGCGTTTGATGAACGCGCACAGGCTATGTTAAAAGCGGGTGATGTTGATTTTGTTTGCACATCAATCTCGGCAAATGGTCCTTGGATTGATTACACGCGCAGGGGTTATAAATCCCTTGGCGCAACTTTTGTTAGGGAATAAAAATGGTTGGCTCATTAGTTGCGGCATCAGTATTCGGTTTAACTGCGGGAACAGTTGCTTATGCGGCGGCTGTGTTTGCGGTTAACTTTGCGTTATCGTCAATTGTTACGCGTATGTTTGGCGACAACCCTGAAACGCAACAAGACATGGGTGTACGTCAACAAGTGCCACCAAGCGCGGTTAACGCAATTCCTATTGTGTACGGTAACGCTTATATGGGCGGCACGTTTGTCGATGCTGTATTGACGACAGACCAGAAGACAATGTATTACGTCATTGCAGTTTCGTGCATTAGTTCAAACGGGCAATTTACGTTTGACAGAACGGATATGTATTATGGCGACAGAAAAATAACGTTTGATGGAACAGATTTAACCAAAGTGGTTAGCCTTACCGATGAAGCGGGCAACGTTGACACAAAGATTAGTGGCAATCTATACATTAATCTTTACACATCAACAGCGGGCGGCACGATTACTTCTGCTAACGGCGCATCTGCACCTAGTAGCGTTATGGGCGGGGCTGACATTGCAAGCGCACAGCGTTGGACAGGCACGCGTCAAATGAATGGTTTGGGTTTTGCGATTGTCAAATTGATATACAACCGCGATGCTGACACGACGCAATTGTCGCCAATTACATTTAAAGTAGCCCATACATTAAATGGCACAGGCGTAGCCAAAGCGGGAGACGTTTGGTATGACTACATTACAAATGACGTTTATGGTGGTGCGGTTGGTTCATCGTTTGTTAACAGTTCAAGCGCAACAGCGTTAAACGTTTACGGCGACCAAACCATTACGTTTACAAATTCAAGCGGTTCACCATCAACACAAGCGCGTTACCGCATTAACGGCGTATTGGATGCTGGTCAATCAGTATTGTCCAACATTGACCGCATTATGTCAGCGTGCGATTCATGGATGACGTATAACGCCGCGTTGGGTCAATGGTCGGTTGTAATTAACAAATCCGAATCTGCCGCGTATGCGTTTAACGACAACAACATTATTGGAGAAATTCGCGTTAGTGCAACCGATATTACATCGTCAATTAATCAAGTTGAAGCACGTTTTCCATTTAAAGAAAACCGAGACCAAGCCGCATTTGTAAACATTGAAACACCAAGCGGTTTGTTATACCCAAATGAACCCGTCAATAAATATTCTGTTACTTACGATTTGGTTAATGATTCCGTCCAAGCGCATTACCTTGCCAATCGTTTGCTTGAGCAAGCGCGGGAAGATTTAATTGTTTCATTTAGCACAACGTATTACGGCATTCAAGTGGACGCGGGCGATGTTGTCAGCGTAACAAATTCTGATTACGGATGGAACGCTAAATTGTTCCGCGTAATGAAAGTAAACGAAGCATCGCTACCCGATGGTGGTTTGGGTGCGCGTTTGGAACTTAGCGAGTACAACGCGCAAGTTTATGACGACAAAGACATTACGCAATTTACGCCTGTGCCAAACAGTGATTTGGCATCGCCTGTTTTCTTTTCTGCATTGACAGCACCAACAATTACGGCATCACGCCCATCTGACGTAGTGCCTAGTTTTGACGTGCAAGTAACCGTACCAACAACAGGGCGCGTAACGTTTGGCACGCTGTATTACACAATAACACCGGCAGACCCGTTGTCATGGAAAGTATTAAACATTGTTACGTCGCCTAATAACACGCCTGTTACCAACGGAACAAATTACACGTTTACAAATCAAGTATTGCCAGCGGGTACTTTTTACTTTACTTACACCGTAGGCAATGACATTGCTACATCGCAGAAAAGTCCAAACAGTTCAGCATTTGTTTGGGGACCTACTGCGGCGGCGGGAACTGCTGGCATAAATTTTCTGGTTGCTTATTTGGTGCAAGACCAAGCCGACCCAACACCTACATTTACTGCAACAACAACAGGGGCAACAGCACCTACTGGTTGGTCATTGACAGCACCCGCCGTTTCTGTTGGTGAGGTCATGTGGTACATCCAAGGTCAGTACAACAGCAACGCGGTAACGGTTAACAGCATTGCGGCAAACACGACGGCATGGTCGGGTCCTACTGCGGCAAGCATTTTCCAAGACATTCGTTCTGACAATTGGAATGGCGATACGCCGCCTGATATTGAAGACCCGCTGACATACGGAACAGAAGGATATTACATTCAGCAAAGCACAGGCGATGTATTTTTTAACAATGGACTTTTCCGTGGAAACATTACAGGTGCATCTGGAACATTTAGCGGCGATTTGGTAACAACGGGTAAATTGTCTTTAACTGGTTCAGGCAATGTAATTTCTGGATATTCAGTAAGTCAATACATTGATAGTTCGGCAAGTTGGGCTTGTATTTATGCAAACAATACTGCTAACAAACCCGTACTAACTGCATACACAGAAAATTCACGGGCAATTTACGCGCAAAGCGATAGCACTTCACTTTCATCAAGTATCGTAGGTGACAATATTGGTAGTGGCGCGGCAGTACAAGCAACGGCAAATACTGGTACGGCTTTAATTGCTTATTCCGCAACAGGAACTGCGTTTGATTGCCAAGGCACAATGACCATAAGTTCAAACGCAAAAATAACAAATCTAAATTCTGAATTTTCCAATACGATTAAGAACACTGCTAACAGTCAATCTTTAAAATTTGTTGCAGGAACTGTTGTGGGAACAGCAACAGCGACTTTTATCCCAACCAATAAACCCGGAACTTCAACAGGCAATGAGTGGATAAAAATCAATATTGACGGAACAGACCTTTACATACCAGCATGGACATAAATTATGGCAAGACAAATTACAATTCCCGCACAACAATTTACTCAAGAGATTCAATCGTTAAAAGAATCTCCGGCTGATAAGGAAATTTCCATTGTTGTTGGCAATACAGATGAACATGGTGCTTTTATTGTGCCGCAACAATTCAAAACATATTACATACGGGATGAAATGTATGATGAATTGAATTCTGCCAATCCGCCATGGAACCCAACAAAACCAGCCGGAACTTATTTCAACGATGATTTGTGGCATTTCATTGATTTGTTAAATCAATCTTGATAAACTAACGGCAAGACAAGACACCATTCCCCGCGAGAACGCGGTTGTTCGACCTATGTATAGGGAACGCTAACATGGCGCTTTTTTCTAAGAATGTAATCACGCAAGTAAGCGGGTTTGATAACCCCTTGATTACTGGTGAACTTGTCTACAACCAACGATGGTATTGGAATATTACCATTCTTGATTCTGCGGGCGAACCCGTTAATCTGACAACTGCGACTGTTACAGCAGACATTGCACGCAGACAAATTTCAAATCTGGTTGACACACGCAATGGATTGTCCTTTGACGTTGCCAATTACACGCCCACACCAACTGCAATCAATTTGACGATTAGCAACAAGGTCAACGCGGCTGGTTCATTTACATTGGTCATTGACGATACTGCATGGGGTTTGATTAGTTCCGACCCGCAGTTAAAAATTGATGAACAAGACCCTGTTTGTTTTACAGGGAAAATAAAAATTGCATTTGCCGCTAACTCCCCAACGCCCGCCGAAGATAACATTATTTTCTTAATGTTCTTGGTTCGTTCGGATGGTGTGACTGTTCTTTAAGGGGTAAAAAAATGGCTATATCTAAAGTTGTTGTTGTTGACGGAAACAACCTCATTGTTCGTATTGACCGCGGTGTCGCGGGTCGTGGCGTTACAGATGTTGAACCAATCGAAATTGATGGTTCGCTGTATCTTGTTTTTACATTTTCTGATGGCACGACGGAAACCGTTGGACCCGTTGGCACGATTCAATACATTGGGCAAGCCCCAATCGTCGTGTCTGGCTCAACCATCAGTTTAAGCACCGTACCGGTTAACCTAGGGGGTACGGGTCAAGTTACCGCCAACGCGGGTTTTAACGCCCTTGCACCTACGCAAACGGGAAACTCGGGTAAATACCTAAAAACTGACGGCACTAATTCCGCTTGGGATTTGCTGGACATTTCAACGGCTGACATTACGGGCGTGTTGCCACTTGTTAACGGTGGCACTGGTGCGTCCACTGCTAGTGGTGCGCGTACCAATTTGGGTTTAGGCACGATTGCTACACAAGACGCGTCTAACGTCGCTATAACGGGCGGCTCAATCACGGGTATTACAGACCTTGCTGTTGCCGATGGTGGCACAGGAGCAAGCACCGCATCTGGAGCACGTACCAATTTAAATGCCGCAGACCAAGCGACAACAATTAGTGCCGGTACGGGTTTATCGGGCGGTGGTGATTTAAGCGCAAATCGCACATTAAATATTGCCAACACGACCGTTACAGCCGCCTCATACGGCTCTGCCAGCAATACGTTGACAGCGACAGTTAATGCACAAGGTCAACTAACAGCATTAACCGCTACGCCTATTGCTATTACAAACACTCAAATTAGTGGCTTGGGCACAATGTCCACGCAAAACGCAAATTCCGTAGCCATAACAGGCGGGTCAATCACAGGCATTACGGATTTAGCGGTCGCTGACGGTGGAACTGGCGCAAGCGATGCGGCGGGTGCTAGAACAAATTTGAACGCGGCTAATCAAGCCACAACCATCACTGCGGGTACAGGCTTGTCCGGTGGTGGTGATTTGTCAGCCAATCGCACAATCGACATTGCCAATACAACGGTAACGGCGGGTGCATTTGGTTCTGCATCTAATACTTTAACGGCAACTGTTAACGCACAAGGTCAGTTAACCGCATTGGCGGCAACCCCGATTGCAATTGCAAATACCCAAATATCGGGTTTGGGTACGATGTCAACGCAAAATTCTAATGCCGTAACAATTACGGGTGGAAGCATCACAGGCATTACCGACCTTGCTCTTGCGGATGGCGGTACAGGCGCATCCAATGCAACTGACGCACGTTCCAATCTTGGCTTGGGCAGTGCGGCTGTATTAAACGCTGGCGTTGCTTTGGGCGTTGCTACGCTTGATGCGGGCGGTACTGTGCCTTTGTCGCAAATCCCTGCAAGTATTCAAGGCGGCGTAAGTTACCAAGGCGCATGGAACGCATTAACTAATACGCCTACGCTTGTATCTAGCGTTGGTAGCAAAGGTTACTATTATGTTGTTTCCGTTGCGGGCAATACAAACCTTAACGGTGTAACCGATTGGTTGGTAGGCGATTGGGCAATCTACAACGGTACGGCATGGGAAAAGATAGATAACACCGACCAAGTGGCAAGCGTTAACGGTTACACGGGCGTTGTTGTTTTGTCTAACACCGATGTTGGCGCACCGCCTACAAGCCTAACAATCAGCGCGGGAACGGGTTTAACTGGTGGAGGCGACCTATCTACCAACCGTACCCTTTCAATCGCTAATACAGCCGTTTCTGCGGCTTCTTACGGCACTGCAAGCGCAGTTCCTACATTTACGGTAAATGGTCAAGGTCAACTAACCGCCGCTTCTGATGTAACAATTGCTATTGCCAATACGCAAGTATCAGGGCTTGGCACAATGTCAACCCAAAACGCAAATAGCGTTGCCATCACAGGCGGTAGCATTACGGGCATTACCGATTTGGCTATTGCCGATGGTGGAACGGGTGCAAGCACCGCCCCTGATGCGCGAACAAATCTTGGTTTAGGCACTATTTCAACGCAAGATGCAAGTTCTGTAGCCATTACAGGCGGTGCAATTAACGGTACAACCATTGGCGCAACTACGCCATCAACAGTAACGGGAACAACGGTTACTGCAACCACTTTGGTTGTAAACGATAATTCTACTTTTGGTAGTTCAAACACAGATACGTCAACATTTACGGGGCGTATTGCATCCGAATTTACGCCATCAGTGGATAACACTTATGACCTTGGAAGAACAAGTCACGAGTGGCGCAATTTGTATTTGTCGGGTACAGGCAACATTGACAGTTTGATTGCTGATACTGCGGATATTAACGGCGGTACGATTGATTCAACTGCTATCGGTAGCACAACGCCATCATCGGGTGCGTTTACAACTGTTACCGCATCGACTGCAATTGGCATTGCTTCAGGCGGTACAGGGCAAACAACGGCTAACGCGGCGTTCAATGCGTTAGCACCAAGCCAAACAGGGAATAGCGGCAAATACCTTACAACCGATGGTACTGACACATCTTGGGCATCAAACCCATTGGGTACAGTAACTAGCGTTGCGGCAAGTGTTCCATCATTCTTGTCTATTGCGGGTTCGCCCATTACGACAAGCGGCACATTGGCAATTAGTTTGTCGGGTACTGCATTGCCAACAACATCAGGCGGCACTGGCTTAACATCATTCACATCAGGCGGTGTGGTTTACGCATCTAGTTCTAGTGCATTGGCTACTGGCTCTGCGCTTAATTACAGTCCGACTTCTGGACTAACTACTAATGGAGTAACACAGGGATACAACACACTCCTATACACAGTAGATGGAACATTATCTAATTACAGCGCAACAAACAATGTTTATCTAAATGGTAATGTTGCAGGTGGATTAAGTCTACGAGGCTCAGGCAATGGCGCACAGTCAATTGGCATGGATGGTGCGGCATCAGGTGTAATAAGTTTTACCACTAATAGCACAGAAGGTATGCGCCTCACCTCAACAGGGTTGGGTATTGGTACAAGTTCGCCAGCAAGCAAGTTAGATGTTGCATCAGCCGCAGGGACAACGTATCAATTCATTTTACGAACAACTGATTCAGCAAGTGCTAACTCGTCTATCAGATGGAAAAATAGCACTGGTGTTGATAAATCATTTATTGCATCAAACTTTAATATTGGCGACGCTACGGGAAACCTTGAGTTTGGTGCTGGCTCTACAACCAACATGGTGCTTAATTCCTCAGGCAATCTAGGCTTGGGAGTTACTCCGAGTGCTTGGACTGCATACAAAGTTTTACAGATGAATAATGGTGCATTCTTTTCATCTGGCACAAATGCTTTTATGGGGTCAAATTGGTTTTACGATGGAGCAGATAAATACATAACAAGTGATTTCGCAACTTTTTATCGTCAACTCAGTGGCGTACATACTTGGGCTACAGCCGCATCAGGCACAGCAGGAAACACTATCTCCTTTACTCAGGCCATGACTCTGGATGCAAGTGGGAATTTGGCAATTGGAGCCACTTCAGCAGCCGCTCGACTTGTCTCCGTTGGATCAAACGCCACTGTCTTTAAAGCCTTGATTTTGCGTAACAGCAACGGATCGGATG